TTTTAAAATTCCTTGTCCGGTGTTTAATGTTACATTTAAATCTAAATCTAAACGCATTAAAAAATTTAAATCTACATCATTTCTTTTGCGAATAGGTTGTGCTAATTTACCTATTGCTAATAATTGTCCTGCATCATTATACAATCCAATTGTAGTAATATATGGAGCAAAGTTACTGCTTGATACAAAACTTTGATATGTTTCATTATCATCATTAGTTAATGTAATATTTGTCGACATATTACATTCAGTTGCTCGAATTTGTACCAATGCATTTAGTTCATGAATTGTTTTTGTACTACGATATGATGCAGTATATGGTGTATTCAATAAATTTTGAAAACGATAATCTGCTGATGAAAATACAATAAGACCTTGCTTGCTAAATACATTGCCTACATGATTTGTTTGTAAAACAGTACCACCCTCACTACGGTCCGATAAAGCACTTATCTGCGATGTTGTAAGCGACTTATTAAAGATTCTAACTTCATCAATTAAACCTTGTACGTTCGAACTATTAGTGCTATAACCACCTATTTTTAGGTTATCTAAATTATTAATTAGAGCTGAGGCTGTAAGTGGACTATTCGGAGGTTGTAAAAATAAAGATGATGCATTCGAATGCAAAGTTCCATTAATATACATTTGTAATGAACTTCCGGATTTTTGACAAACTACATGATTCCATGAACTAGATACCGAAGTTGATGACGTAATTTGAGTTTTCAATGTATTACTACCAGCAGCTGAAAATATCAATTGATTGCTACCACTTAATTCAATTTTAAATGGATATGTTGGGCTAATTGAACTAGATACTTTTGCTATAATCAATTGATTGTTACTACCGGTATTAGATCCACTAATAAAAAATGAAATTGCATAATTGTTATCACGATCATAATTTCCATCAATTTTAGATTCAATATATCCTGCGCCATTAAATTTTGCCGCTAAACCTATAGATCGTTGTTGTCCCGTTGTAGTAGGAATTCCTGAGACATATGTAACATTAGCTGAATCATATGTAATTCTAGATTCATCGAAATATTCATTAAATCCTTCATAAAATTTAACTTGATCTACTATTGATGCCGTAACATACGATGTATCATAAATATTTCCATATCGATCACTTGCAAATGATCCTGATACAGACGATGTAAATGAAAATGATGTTGGTTTAATTCCTTCACCAATTTTATATTGTGGTATCGACAGTACTGATGCTGATTGATATAAATATTTTTTTGTTTGTGTTAGATTAGTTGGACCAAATGTTAATGCTGGTTGATTCTTGTATTTATAAAATAAATGATTGATTGAAAAATATGTTACGGTTTGTAAACTACCATCAATATTTGCAGCATCATTTATTGTTAACGTTGTATCTAATAATGGCAATACATTTGTATAAACAGCGTTTAATGGCAATGCACTACTAGTAGCGCTACCTGATAATATAGTCCATGCTTTATTAACTGGAAATGTATTTGTATTTACATTCGAAGAATCTATATTTCTAAACACAGAAGGATATAAGCCGTCGTATGTAAAATATGAATCAGTACTTAATTTTGTTTGTGCCATATTAGTTTAAACCCTACTACATTTAATATAAATATAGCAGGGTTTAATTCAATGTTATTTTAAAAATCTAATTTAACTCTTATAAGAGCTTCGCGTTGGAAAGATTTAAGTAATGGTTTACTTAATTTAGCTACAGCTAATAATTGTTGATTGCTATTATACATACCTACCGTAGTAATATATGTTTTAGGATCACCAATAAATGTTGATTGTGCAAGTTGTCCAACACTACCGGTTGTGTAAGATGGATTATTTGAAAAATTATATTCTGCATTCTTAATTCTTACAAAATAATGTGTACTAGTAATTTTTTCAGAATTACGAGCAACAAATCCATATGGGTCACTAGTAATAGGATTAGTAAAAAATGAAGATCCTGATATCGAATGATGTAATACAAAATGATTATTACCTTCAACACTTGAACTAGTAACTGTTTTAAATCCTAATTTTTGATCTAGCATTTTACCGTCTAATATCAAAGTACCATAAGTTGGATATGCTAATCCATAATAAACAGGTGCAGATGAATTATAAACACCGTTATTAATTGATCCAGAAACAATATTATAAATTTTACCTGAATCGCCTATTGTTGCACTAGCAACTGAAGAATCATCAATCAATGTAATAATACCACTGCCAGTAACTACAGACCCAGTTGCATTAGTTGCTCTAGATGTAATACCAACCAATGGAATTTCAAAATTACCTGCATCTAAACGTTCTTTTAAACGATTGCGTTTAAAATTAACAATATATATTGAATCCGTACTACCTGATCCTGCTGTTGTAAATCTAGTATCTGTTGGGGCTAACAAAAGTTGTCTGTATTGTGAATATATTGCTTTACTAGGAGAATCATTTAATTGTCCCTGTGAATCAGATCCACTACCTAATGCATGTCCATATGCTAACGAATATTGTATTGCAGCGCCGTCAGCTGCTGGATTTGACTGATATACATCAATATAATATCTTCGTTGTGATGTTGTAAGATTTGATGATGTAAAATAAGTTGTTAAACTTGCTAAATTATCACTCCATAATCCTGCTGTTACTGTTTCTGTTTGATTGCGAACAATATCGTTAACTAAATCAAATTTCGTAAATGTACGACCATTACGAAATATATTTTGTGAAGCCGCAGCTTCTGCAATCATTCCATTTGCTAATCGTTGAGCTAATGCAAGTACTTCAGCTGAAATTCGTTGTTCTGGCAACTGAATTGGAGGCACACCGCCTTGTCTACTTTGTTGTTTTAAATATTCAATACTTTTCATATATTTTTTCTTTTATTTCTTAGTTCGTATTTAAACTAAATTAAGCAACAACTTTTTTAACAGTTAATTGTATAGTTACACTTCCGCCTGTTTCATTACCTATAATAGTTATTGTTGCTGTTTTATCTTCTAACACAGCTGGTTTTGCAATAATTTTAAATTCAAATCCTGCAACTGCAACAGTTTGTGCATCTTCATTATCTCCAATGGCCATTGTAGCAGTTGGAGCAATATTAGGATTTTGTAATGCACGACTAACTTGTATAGTAGCAACTGTACTATCAGATAATATTGCAGTATAACCTAAAAGTTGATTACCATTTGATAAATTTGAAGTATTTGGTACTATAATAGATGAATTACCTGCAGCCGCTAAAATAATAGATGAATTACCAACATTAATTACTGGAATATATGTTGTATTTTTTGGTAATGTAATAAGTTTATATTTCAATGCCTGAGTTTCATCCGGTATTGCTTCAGTAATTGGCATATTTTCAATAATTGTACCATAATATGAACTTCCTAATGGATGATCGGTATTCCACAATGAATAATCTATTTCATCATCACCCAATGCAAATTGTGTTATATTAAATGCTGTACTTCCCTGAGCTAATAATTGTCGCCCTTTCAATGTTAAAATCGCGTCAACAGTAACGCTTGAATTATCTAAATATCCCATATTATTTTACCTTTTTTAATAAATATCATAGTTTCGAAAAATGCGTGTTATATTAAAACTAAACTTCCTTGATTTCCATTAGCTTGATATATTAATTGATTTGGATTAGAAGTAGACCACTCAACAACTGGCTTTCCATCTGATGTTTGTGTTGAATTTACATTAAATGCAGGACTAGTCATTTTAGAACCATTATATCTTTGATTATTAACACCTATAGGTAAATAATCTTGTATTTGCACTAAACTTCCGGTGAATCTTCTTGACAAGAAACCATATGAACTACTAGCATATGAACCAGTACCATAATACCCTATAGGAAACGAACTAGTTAAATACATAGTGTCAGTACCTAATTTAAATTCTGAATATGTACTTGTTATAATAGCTGGTAGTACTGCTTCTGATTGCCAATAAGCAGATTTTGCTGTTATATATGTACTTCCAGAATATATCAAATAATTATATGCATATGTTGTACTTTCATATTTTTTAGCATTTGATGCGGTAAGATATCCAATTAATTGATTATCACTATCTGATGTAATTGTAGTTATTGCAGCAGTACTTCCCTCGAGTTGTAAATAATCAGAACTAGCACTAATAGTTGTTTGAGTAATTAATGCATCATATGAATCATTAAATTTTGCTACTTTAGGTAATATTGTATCTGTATTACGTTCTAATAAGTTTGGTTGTATTAAAACACCTGTTATTTTATTTATACGTGCAGGTAATAATTGTTCTAATTGATTAAAAAACGATAAATCAAACAATGTAAATATTTTGATATATGCATTAATGTCATTTTTTTCAAGATATTTTTTCCAATATAAGTTTGCTGCTTGTATTAGTTTAGGATATGATTTAG